AAAATTACTTTCTCAGATAATTCTTCAAAATATGTGTCTTTGATGAAAGGTAGAACCTTGCGTAGATAATCTTCATTATGAATCAATTGAGAAAGAATTTTGACTTCTATTTTATCCATATTAAATGTAATGCAAATAACTACCAACGATGTACTTATCGTTACTCAATGGCATTTTACCACAGTGAGGGAAATTCCACAATGGCGGAAACACTAGCATCCTTCCAGCTTTTGGTTTAACTTTGTAATTCAAAAACGGAAATTCTGTTTCACCACCCCGAGTAACATCATTCAAATATAAAAAGAATACAAGGAATCTTTTTGCAGAAGCATGATCACCAACGTCTACATGATCCTTAAATTCATCTTCATTAACAGTATACTTTTTCAAACGAACTTGTTCAAATGCATATTGTTCTGGAAATTCATGAGTGATATTTAAATCTTTAATATACCTTCTAAGATATTGAACAGAAATTCCAATTAGTGCTTCATTACAATCAGAAAGATCTTCTGATTGATTTTTAACTGCTGTTATGTTTAATTGAGTAAAATTTGGTCTTCCTAGATTTTCAAATCTCTGATGGTATTCGGAATTTTTTTCATAAATGTCTATGATTTCCTCACACATTCCAGCAGGTATTACATTATCATAGACACGAATAAAATCTTTAACAGTCTTTGCCTGAAGGTTTTTCGGTCTCTTCTGTTTCGGTTCCGTTAACACCATAGCAGAATTCGGTTCTTGCAGCTTCATCTAACTTCTCCATAATTTCTTGTGTAAAATATTTTTCTGGTTCTTTTAAAATGGATTTTGCATAAACTTTATTTCCATTGATTTCATATCGCCCACCAGAACGAACGAATATTCCATGTTTTTCACCAAGTTCTAACAAACCATAATAACGATCTAATCCAGTATCGTAGAACAGTCTGGTTTCTACCAGTGAATTTTCCTTAGAAAGTCTGGATTTTTGTGTGCGACATTTGATAATATTACCAACAACTTCCGTACCATCTTTTTCTTTTGACTTAGAAAGATAAATGATCGTAGATGCAGCATACTTAAGACCAGTACCACCACCCATTTCTTTCATTGGAACATAAGAACCAATAACATCATATGTATGGTTAGTAACCAACATAGGAATATTTGCTTTACCAAGTTTCAAAGTAAGAATTCTGAATACAGACTTAATCAACTGTGCCTTGGTCATATCACGAACTTCTTTACCATCAGAAGCATCTGACATTTCTTTTTCTGTTGCCAACATTCCAAGTGAATCTAGAACAAACATCAGTGGTTGACGATCTTCTTTCTTTTGTTCCAGATACTTATCTACAATGCGAATAGATTGTGTGCGAAATTCCTGAACAGTTGTTACTGGAATAATAATCATTCGTTTAGAATCAATGTCTCGGTCCTCAATCATGGAACGACTGATTGCAGATTCTGTTTCAAAATAAACAACACCTGCGTCAGGATTATTTTCAAGGAAATGTTTAACTACTCCGAGACAAAAGAAAGTTTTACCAGTAGATGTTTCACCAGCAATTGCTGTAATTTTGTTAGAAGGAATTCCACCAAAAATAGAACCACTAACAAGAGCGTTAAAAATGTAACTACCAGTATCAACAAAACCAGTCACATCACCAGCAGCAACTCCATCAGAAACAAATGATGCATATTCATTCCCAACTTCTTTAACAATTGTATTTAAAAAAGACATACTATTCTCCACATGTATTTACATTATACCACATTATGCGAAAAAAGATTCAAGTGTTCCAACTTGTTCTGATTTCCATCCAATACTATCTAGTACAGATTTAAGTGGTTCAAGAAAAGATTTTTCAAACTGCATATCAAAATCAATATACTTATTCAGATTAAATTCTGGAGGAAGATTCTGGAAATAAGCAATAACATTTTCACTGATAGGATTTGGTTCTTTGAGATAAACAAACTTGATTTTTTCACCCTCTTTGATAAGAGGGTACTTACTTTCAAGTTTTAACTTTCGAATCAAATCATTATATAGAATTGCACCACGAACTTGAATCGGAGTTCCTTTCTTATAGAGATCTGCAGAACTCTTGTACTTCTGAAGATTATTCAGAGATCTGGGAAAAGAAATATCTGATATATCATGATTCCTAGAATCAATTCGAATCTTATCAATAAAGTTAATGAGAGTATCATTATCATTATTCATGATAATTTTAAATGCTTCATACAGTTTGTCACGATAATAAGCAGGTGTCGAGGATCTTGCAGTTTCAAGACCCATGATCTTCATCTTTGCCTCTGAATATCTAACACCTTCACTATCCCAGACGTTAAGAATATAACGCTTTTTCGCAGTCCAAATACCACGATCAGCAATATTCTCACGTTTCATTTTCATCTTCTGTGCGTAGGCGTGTGAGTAGTTTGCCAATTCCTGGTAAGAACTTTCAATATACTTTTCAAGTTCCATTTCACTGATCTTATCAAGGAACGAGACAATGCTTTCACTAGTTTTCTCTCTTCCAGAGAATACCTTATCCACCAACGGACCCAGATTAAGATACATAGAATCAGTATCACAAGCAATAACGTAATCAATTCCATCTGTCTTTAGTAGTTTGTTTAAGTATACATTCATTTTGTTTTCGATCCAACGAATCGAAAGTTGTCCAGAAAGAGTAATTGCTTCTGCATTTGCAATTCGAAAATAACGGAAGTATTCATTGCCGATTGCACCATAAGCAGAATTCAATTGAATCTTACGTGCCATTTGGATGTTGTTACAACGAGAGATTTCTCTCTTCAGATCAGCAGTCGGTGTCTTTTCATACTGTTGTTTCGCAGCAATCATTTTCTTCTTGAAGATAGTACGATCTTCATAGATTTTTTCCATCAACTTAGGAAGAAAACCTTGACGAGTTGTATCATACATTGCTCCATTTGCACAGACTGTTACTCCAGATAGATCACTAGTATCAATTTCACGAGTTAGAAACTTGTCAACAGAAGCACCAGAGAATCTTTTTTCAAGCAAAGTTTCTGGACTGATGTTGTATTGCATGATCAGGTGAGGATACAGAGAGTTCAAGTCAAAGTTAACAACCCAGTCGTAAAATCCAGGAATAGGTTCTTTAACATAAGCACCTGCATACTGAGAATCTTTTTTGTTTTCTTTCTTAGGAGGAACAACAAGATTACTTTTCTTCAGATAGTTGAAGATAATTGTATCCCAGGTTTTAACTTGTGAGTAAACATCTTCAAAGTTTACTTTTGCGTCATAAGCAAGAGTGAATACCAATTCAAGAAGTTTCATTTTCTCATCTAAACGCTGAACCAGTTCAACGTCTTTGATATTGTATTCTACAAACTTGTTCCAGTCTTTAGTATAAAACTCTTTAAAGTTTTCATACTCACTGTGATCAATCTTCTGTTCACCAAGTTCAACCATCGCAATATGATTTAGAGCATATGATTCTTGATTTGTGTAAGTAAATTTACGATACAGATCAATGTAATCAAGAACTGCAATACCAAGAATGTCATAAGAAATCTGACGACGACCCTGAACATAAGTTTCCCGTTCAGTTACTCTAGACCAGGGAGAAAGAGACTTGACCCACTTCTCACTAAGAACACGATCAACCCTACGACAAATATAAGGAATATCGTAAAACTTAACGTTCCATCCACTAATCACATCTGGTGTATTTTGCACCCAATGACCAATGAAAAACTTGAGCATTTCAACTTCGTCTTTACAATTATGAACCGTGCAATCTTTTCTGTCTGTATGAAACTCACGAATAGTCCAGATATTAATTTCTTTCGTTGAAAGATTCTTCGTGGTAATGCAAAGAATTTCTTCTGCTGCACTTTCCACATCAGGGAATCCATTCTCTGAAGCAACTTCAATATCAATAACCACAGACTGAATCCGAGATGGATCAAACATGATTTCATCTTCTGGATACTTGTCTGCGATATATTGATACAGATACCTTTCATATCCATACACATCAAAGTTATCCACTTCAGAATACTTGGACACAAATTCTCGTGCTTCTTTGACAGTTGTAAACTTGATAGGTTTTACATACTTATTATCTAGAGTTTTGTATTTACTTTTCTGGTCTTTGCATGAGACAAAAAGAGTCGGAGAAAAACTCTCTTTAAAGAAGGTACGTTCTGAATTAACATACCCCCTGAAAAGAACATTATCTCCGACTAGTTGAACGTTGGTGTAGAAATTCATTCAGCAGTAACTTTAGTATAAAGGTTTACGAGATCATCAGTTGGTTCTGATATTGTAAGTAATTTATTCGAATAAATCAACGCCTCGTTATCTTTTGAATACTTCGGATACTTTTGTAAGATTACATATTCATAGACATACCAATCTTTTTCAGCTGCACCTTCATCAATTTTTCTTGCAGAAATTTTCAAGTGAGTACCTTCCAGTGAGTATGCACGTTTTTCTAGATCTTCTGGTTCTGATCCATACTCAGCACACTCAACAATCTTATAACAATTTTTTAAATAACAAGATGGTTCTTCATCCATCTGTTCAACATCTGCAATCAGATAATCATCACTCTTCAGTTGTAGAACCATCAGATTCATTAGAATTTCTCCTGTTTTTCAAATAACTTTCAAGAATTTGTTGTTTTGGATTCACTGTAGTTACAATCCAATCTTCAGGGACAATCATTGTCTCTTCATCTGTAAACATAATCCATGGTGCATATTCCAAGTTTAGTTGTGGACGAGATTCTTCTGGTGAAATCTGCACAACGTCAGTGGATACAATTTTAATTGTATAAGGTTTGTTCATAATATAATATCGTTTACCAGTCTCAGTATCTTTTACTTTTCGTACTTCGGTAACTACCTCTTCACCAGATTTCAAAAGAACCACCTGAACAATAGTTTCTTCTGTATTTTCGTTGTTTTCCATGTTTGTAATACGGGTCTCCATATAGTGTACATCATTTTCATCCCTGTGTCAAGGGCTACAAAAAGAGCCTCCCATGGGAGGCTCTAAATTTATATATTTTTTTATTCTTTATCTTCAGTTAAAAATTTTGGATCGGAAACAGTTCCACCAATATTATATACTGTTTTCTTTTGGTGTTCAGGAATTACTTTTTCTAGATTAATTGTTAGTAGTCCATCTTCGAATAAAACATCTACAACTCTTACGTCGTCCGATAGTTGCCAGGATCTCGTAAATGCTCTGTTCGATAATCCTCTATGTAAGTATGTTCTCTCAATATCTCGTTTCTCAACCTTGGAGGCAACTCTGAGAATATTTTGTTCTGTAGTGACTTCGATCTCTTCTTTTTTAAATCCTGCAAGTGCGATTTCAATTGTGAAATTACTTGAATCATGTTTAATTAAATTGTAGGGGGGATAGCTTGTATTGTGTCCAGACATTGCTTCTAGTCTATGGAACACATCATCCAGACCTACAGCGTGGGGTGCGTATTCTTTCCAAAAGGTATCTAGTGTACTTGTTGTAAAATGCATGGTTATTCTCCTTGAATAAGCGAGTTTTTTATGGACCCCTTAGGCATCCGATGATATTTATATTATAAATATGGTGCCCAGCAAAGAAGAAAACCGAACATTTTTTCTTGGTTTCCACACAACAATTGTCACCCTCCTGTCAGAAAATTCTGATAGTCATAAACACTCAATAAATAACGATGTATAACATACACTAATGAGATACATTCGCATTTGTTTGTTACTTTGGAACGGAAAAACTGAATGGCGTGTAATTCCATGGGGAAAGAAACATCTTGACTTTCATAGAAAACACGGCGACATAATTATGTATTATGAAGGATAAAAAATTAGGTATCGATAAAATCCATGAGTCATCGAATGAATCAAATACAACCAGAACATTTAGTAACACATAAAGAATGTCAAGAGATGATTGATGCTGCTATACGAAGGCACAATAGGAATGCTTCCATTATTTCTATGTGCGTTGGTTGGTTGGTTCTTGCTTTATTTGCTGAAGGACTTTTAAGACTTATAGGCGTTATCCCACCACTACTACCATGGCTCAACATTACCCTGAAATAATCG